ATAGAAAGGATAACAATAAATAATCTATATGAGTAACTTCGATAAACTATATGAAGCCGTGATGTCCGAGGACGACGTTGAACTTGGTATCACTGGTGCTCAACCCGGCGTAGCTGAAGTCGCCCCAGCCGCCACTGGTGAAGAAATAGAGTTGACTCCTAAAGAGCACCTCGCAAAAGCCATCGAGCTTCTGCAAAAGCTACAAAGCTTGGATCTCATCCCTGATGAATCCGAAGCTGAAGTTGAAGGCGAAACAGAAGCCGGTTCTGATGAAGACGGTGAATATATGTCTTCTGAAGATAATGAAGAGATTGCCACAGAAGAAATCGAAGCTGAAGATATTGGCCATGCACTTGTTAATGCTAAAAAAGGTCAAGAACTCACAAAAGTTTCGTCTGGCAGCAACAAAGTTGCTAGCACAGCAACCTCCCTAGCCAAAACTGGTAAGGGTGGAATTGGTGATGTAAACAACCCTGTTGATGGTTCTGGAAAAGAACAAGGTCACGCCCTGGTCGGTAGCGGTGTAAAGGGCGGAGCACCCACAAGCACAAAAGGAAAAGCCAACGTCGTTTCCGGAGTGATTAAGGGTGGCGGAAAAGGTGATCAAGACTTTTTCCAATCCAACTGATAAAAAAAGTTATAAAGAAAACCCCCGTTTAACTGACGGGGGTTTTTTTTTGACTAAATAAGTATATGCCATTTGAATATCATAAAGATCTAAATTCAAAGTTTTGGAAAGAATTTAAACTGGACAAATCGGTATCAGGTAAACTTGTTGATATTGCTTTGGATTTTTATCGAAATTTAAAAACAAATGCCCCATTAGAAGACATTGAACTTACAGGTTCTTTGACCAATTATACATATACAAAAAAGAGCGATCTGGATCTGCATTTACGATTGGATTTTAGTAAGGTGAAAGCCAAACCAGATTTGGTAAAACAATTGTTTGAAGGTGAAAAATACAAATGGAATTTGAATCATGACATTGTTATTCGACAACATCCTGTGGAGATATACATTGAAGATATCAGTGTAAAACCTTATGCAACCAAACCAGTTTATAGTCTTTTAAAAAATAAATGGATTCAAAAGCCATCATATAATCCACCTGAAATAGACGAACAAAATGTTAATAAAAAATTTGAAGCTTATAAAAATGAAATAGATTCATTGGTTAAACTGCTGAACAAAAGTGATTGTCGTATCATTTTTCGTCAAATACACAATCGGGCCAAAGCATTACGGGAAAGATTGGCAGATGCCAGAAAAGAATGCATGCAAGACAAAACAACCATATTTGATTTTTGTATTGAAAATCTTGTTTTTAAAAAATTACGGGATGCAGGATATTTGGATAAATTAAATGATTTGAAACTGGAAGCTTATGACAAAATATTCACAGAACAAACATGGAACAGTGGTTTGCATACTCTTTTCATGAGTGATCTGATGGGTAAACAAAAGAAAACAAAAGATCCTCGTCATATGAAACCTGTGATTCGTGATCCAGGAACACGTAAGCATGTGAGAACTGTTCCTAAAATGCACCAGAATTTGGACACATTTCCTGAAGTAGGAATGCTTAAAAAAGCCAAAGGTAGAAAGATTGTGAGTGAACCTAGGGCCATGCAGATTGCCGCATTTTATAATATAACTTTAGGCGAAAAACCTACCAAGCTGGGAAGATCACCTGTAAGTATAAGAAAAAAAAATAATATATATGTATTGGAGAGCTAATGAGCGTTGATCGTTATCTAGGTCCAGGATGTGTATCGGTATATCCTTTTACATATACTCCCAGTGTTTTACGCTTTACTGACAAAGAAAACAATGAATGTGAACGGGAAGTTATAGGCAATCAATTAAGAGAACAAATTGATCTTTTTGGTCAAAAAGTTAATTATTGGCAAAATCCTTACAGTACACTAAGTGCTGACAATATATATGGAGAAGACCCTACAAGAAACTGGCCCGAACCTAAATCAATCATAATGGGCATAAAATTGGACGAGGATAACCTTACAATCAATCAATTTGGTTTTGATGCTCAAGACTACATGACAGCAACAGTTGCCATAAGCAGCTTTTATTCAGTATTTGGACCGGGCCAAGAACCCAAAAGCGGAGATATTATAAAATTAACTGAATACGGTAATGATCGTCCAGGTGATAGGGATGGAAAATTGTTTGAAGTAACTCAGCGGCTGGACAGTGAAAACAGCACCATCAATCCTTTGGCCAGTCATTATCTTTGGTTTTTGAAACTGAAACGTTTTGATTATTCTGAGGAAGTTAATCTGCCTAATGAAAAAGGTAATTTACAAGTAATGGACAATACAGGGTATGGAACCCTGTCTGCCACACTTAGTGGAAAACAACCAGACAAACCTCGTCCTGAAACACTAGGAAATAGTGCTCAAGAAGTCACTAAACGGTTTGTTTTCGATTATTCAGGAACCAGTAATGATAACGTGTATGGCACTTATGATGTGCATACTGGCGAATAACGCGGTTCAAATTCTTCCTCAGTTTCTGTTTCCACTTCTTCCATACGCTCCAAATTGCGTTTTTTCTTTAATATATCCATGTTTGCAGATTTGGTATCAATACCAAATTCATGATGATTGACTTCATCCATCATGGTTTCAAATCGGCTATCCATGTATTTTTGCATGGCTATTGGTTGAATCCAAAAATCATCCGACATGGTCACGTTCATTTCCGAACATTTCTTTTCTATAAGATCAATTGATTCAATCAAGCATAACCATCTGGCCATTTCTGCTTTACCCATTTCGACACGAGCAGGACGACTGTTAACACGCATTTCCATGGTAATTTTATCTTTGGTCTTTTTAGGATCGTTATAACCTGAAATTAAAATTGTTTCCTGTAGAATTTTATATTCTTTTTTGTTTAAATTTAATTGTGCGGGCCGTCCATGGAATATCATGGGAAGAGAAAACATTTGACCAGAAGATGAATTGGAAGCTTGTTTTGAAACAATGTTCTGAATGTCATACCATTCATCACTGCTCATTTCAATTCGGGAATTTCGACCTTGCAGTTCCAAATCCAGAATGATGTTTTCGTTATTGCTGATTTCGTTGTTGGGTTTGATCGTGGATGTATTGTTGAACATATGCTGCCAAGATACAAAAAAGCAACGGTACGTCAAGCTTTATCTTCAGTTCACTCAGGATACTGAATCCTGCCGATACTGTTTCATAAATTTTATGCACCACAAAACTTTTTCGATCTATGCCTTCGGGCTTTTGTATGCTCAATTTCTTATATTCCTGAAATATTTCATCAAATAAATCCATAAGGATCCTCTCCGAATCATTCAAATTTTTCTTTTTGGTTCGAAAGATTTTATATAAATTATAATACTCTGGTCCTTTTTTAATAAAAAAATTACTCAATTCGGTATCAAATTCATTCATCCAATTTTCATTTTTTACAGTAGAAAGCGGAAGAACTGAACTGCTGTTTACACTTTTGGCTATCTGAAATAACAAATTACTCATTTAAATTAAGAGGTAGTGCTTCCAAGCTTTGTGTGACCACAGGTTCAGTGTTAAGGGCCGTTCCCAATTTAACATAAACAGAAACATTCTTTTCACATTTGGGACATGCATATGTTGTTCCTTCCTCCAAACTGACAGGAACAAAACATTTTGTTTTTTCAGCACAAGGGCATGTCAATTCTATTCCTCGTTTGTTGTATTCTTTTTCCAAATCTAAATTAACCTGTTTTATTTGCATGCCATAACGAATGATTGCAAATTTTTGAAATCCAAAATCTATGGCATATTGCAAGCCTACTGTGAATAAAATTGTAAACAAATATGTCCAAAATGAAGTTACACCGATAGAATAAAGCAACCCTGAAGCGGCTACTGGTAGACTTAAAAATAGAATTAATCGGTACAGCATTTTATCCCTCTAAAATTTTATTTAGAGGGTCTACTGTTTCTTCAAGTATCTTTTGTGCCTGATTGATCTTGGATATGACCTGTTCCAGTTGTGCTAATTTCTCTTTCTTGTTGCCTATAAGAGGGTTATTCTTGCTTATTTCACACAACATTTTACTGCTACTTAATTTTACAAAATTATCCGCTAAACTTTCAAAAATCTTGTCTAAAGGATAAGGAAGTATTTTAGGAGCTAAAGTTGCCCCTTCTGGACTAAATTTTTTAATTAAATCATCTACTGTAAGTGTTTGTCCTTTAAGCTCCCTACTGGCTATTCCTGATACCCAACGGTTATAAATCATTTGTGTATCTTCATTAATCATATATAAATTATTTACCATTATAATAAATAATAATATGGCAGTATTCTCTAAATATTTTGCAAATATAATCAAAGAACAAGACGAAACTGATGTTGTTGTACCGGAACCAACAGAGGCTGAAGTTGATCGTACCAGCATGGAAGCAGAGCTGGACAAAGATACTGCCCCTCAAGAATTCGATGGTAAAGCTGTTACACGTGAACAAATGGCTGCTCGTCAAACAAATTCCGCCCAAGCAATGGAATTGCAAACATGGGTAAGGAACATTGACAAGTTTTTGGAATATCTAAACAGCCCAGACACCAATTCAGTTCAAACACAATTGCATGTGGCTCCTTGTGACAGTCTTTTTGAAAAGGTTGCCAAGAGTGAAACCAAAAAAATTGCTCGTGTTTGCGTTGAACTTTCTGGATTGAGTGAGCGTCTGAAAGCTTACCTTATCGCCAGCAAGAGCGAGAAATAATCAACACATTTTCAATCGGGCTTTTGGTCCATTGAATGTATTTTTTAATATAAAGTCTGTTTCAATACCGTTGATTTTCTTATCCAGACACATTTCGTTAAGATCCTTATAATCCAAATCTTTCGGCCAAACAAAAACTTTTTGATTTATTTCAATTAATTGTTTCATTTTCTTGCGAGCAGTTTCATCTTTGTTTTGATTGTCCAAAACCCATATTTTGGTATGCAAAGGAAAGTTGTTTAATTGTGATTCTTGTTTATCTGTAAGACTGCTTCGGGATTTATTGATGCCAGATACCGCCACTCCATTTCGGCAAAAGCATGAATCGATTGGACCTTCAAATATGAAAATGTATGGATAGTCGGTTATTTTATCCGCATTAAAAAGACTTCTATCCCCACCGGATTTTGAAAGATAATTGGGCAATTCAGATTCATCGGAAGGAAGTTTACGACTTTGATAGTAAACAATTTTTCCGTCTAAATCGTAAAAAGGAATGATAAGCCTATTTTTGTGAATATAATCAACTGAAGAAAACCAGAAACTTTTAGGTCGATTTACCGCTGAATGCAATCGACGGCTGCAAACATAACTCACACACTCTTTAAAATACCGATTTTTCATGTTCTTAAAAACCTGAGTTGTATCGAAAATGTTAATAGAGTCTTTTGGTAAGATTTCTGGTTCAATCACCTTTTCCTGTTCATCTTGTTTGATTCGATCATTTATGAAGTTTTTTTCATTCATTGGCTTGCCTGTCAGATCATAATATAATTTGTATAATTTTGCGCTGTATCCGCAATTGAAACAATAACAGCTGTTTGTTTTTGTATAAAAATAAAACCGTTTGCGTTTAAGCCAAGAATCACCTTCCCGGCATATGGGACAGCATGCAGTGTAAGTTTGATTGTATTTGCTGTAACTCAGTTTTGATAAATGACCACTAAGAAAACTATGCACATCAATCATTCGTTGTATTTTAACATTATTATTGAAATATCAAATCTTATGTTTAAATAAACACATTATGGATCGGGACAAGTATTTTGACATGGGAATGCAGTTCATGGGACATGGAGTTTTCGATAAAGCCATAAAATATTTTGAAAAATGTCTGGATCTTTATGAAACAAAAGAACATAAAGCTCTTTGTTTGAATGCTCTTGGTAACGCTTTGGAAAAGGATGAACAAACCAAAAAAGCAGAGGAAACATATAAAAAAGCTATTGAAATGGATCCCGATCAAAAATTATTTTATAATAATCTTTTCAATCTGCACAAATTTCAACGCAAAAACAAAGAAGCAATAGAGATTTTTACCAAACATTTATATAATCCACAGGACCCTAATCAAAAAATCATGTTGGCAGAGCTTTACACCAATGTGGCAAAGTATGAACAGGCATATGATGCTTATCTGAACCTTATCAAACAATTTTCCCAAGAAGTTTCTTTTTATTGGAAAATTGCTCTCAGTTGCAACAGCATGGGAAGGAATGATGAAGCTGTTATGTGGGTGAATAGGGGAAAACAAATAGATCCGGAAAATCATCATTGTAACATCGCTTTGGGTATTGCCCAATTGTTCAATAAACAAATAATCCCTGCTAAAAAGACGTTTGAGAATTTGAAAGTGGATCTTTATAGCAAAAAATGGTATCTGGCATATCTAACATTTCTTAAAAAAGATTATACAGAAGCATGGAAAAATTATGAAGTAAGAAATGAAGGAGTATGGGCAGTAAAACCTTTAAGGGAAAAGCCTATGTGGGACGGTACTCCAATGCCAGACAAAACCATATTGGTGGCAGCTGAACAAGGGTTAGGAGACAATGTAATGGCAGCTCGATGGTTACAATTACTTAAAAAGCATTTTAAACACGTGAAATATTGGTGCAATCCCCGAATTTATGATGTAATGCTTCACTTGAAAGAAAAAACAGAAATTATTCAAAATGCCAGTGATGCTACAAATTTTGATGTATGGATGCCCATCATGAGCATTCCTCAACGGCTAGGTCTTACCAATGATGATATGCTTTTAGATGATCCGTATTTGATTGTGGAACCTAAAAAACTTGAAGGATCCAAGAAAAAAATTGGAATATGTTGGGCAGGAAGTAATAACCATCAATATAACCGATATCGCACAATATTTGAAAAAGACTATGATTTGCTTCGCAATCTTATTAAAAAGAATGATAAGTTTGAATGGTATTCATTAATTAAGGATGAATATGAAGATGACAACGAAAAGTTGGGTATAACCAATCCTGTTAAAGATTTTAAAAATGTTTATGAAACAGCCCAATTTATAAAGGGATTGGATCTGGTCATAAGCATAGATACCTTACAGGCACATTTAGCTGGTGCAATGAAAGTACCCACTGTTCTTATGCTTCCTTGGTTTCCTGAATGGCGTTGGGGTTTAGAAGGCGATACCACAGTTTGGTATCCTAGTGTGGAAATTATACGTCAAAATAAAGCTTTTGATTGGAAAAGCGTGATTGATTGTGTGGATGAAAGGTTGCAAAAACTATGAAAACTGGTGCTGTGGTAGTTGAATATAAAAATCCTGAACAAACAAAAAAATGTAAGGATCTTTTGAAAGATGTTGAAGTTTATTATCACGATAATACTAAACATAATTTGGGATTCACAAAAGCATACAATATGGGAGTTTCGTATCTTCGAAACAAATATGAATATGTTTTATTGGTTAATAGTGATTGTTATATTCATCCGGGGTTTTTCCGCAATATTGAAATTTTCATGGATACTCATCCAAAGTGTGGAATCGTAGGGGTTAAACAAATTGCTTCAGATGGTGAAATGATAATCCATGGAGGTTGTACTCAAGCTTATCCATACGGCCAACATATAAGCGGAAAAGTGTCTTTGGGCATGTGCAATGAAAGCATGATGGTTCCATGGGTAAATGGTGCATGTTTTGTGGTCCGCAGCAAAATGATTGATGAAATAGGTCTGATGGATGAAAACATGTTTCTCATAGGTTCTGATAGTGATTGGTGTTTCACGGCAAGATCAAGAGGTTGGGAAGTGTGGTATTGTGCTGAAGCAAGCTGCACTCATGATGGTGGTGCCAGCATGAAACCAGGAAATGAAGAAACACAAGATATTATGTTTTTAGATATGAAATATTGGGAAACTAAATGGGTTACCGGAGGATTGTATAAAAATTTATGCGCATCCTGATGTTTAATCACCATCAAGATTGTCTTCTGTATCTATGGAAGGCATTCCGTGAGCTTGGTATTCAAGTTGATGTGGCCAGTGAAGAATTGGTCAAACATCTTGGATTTCCTCCAGGAGGTATAAGAAAAAACAAATTTGTTATTGCGAATATATCATTCGATCCGGAAATTGTTTATCCTGATTTTAAAAATATAAATTTTAGCAATGATTGGAATGGATATGACAAATATGTATCCATCATTCCTAACGATCTTTTTGCTGAAAAGACATGGTGGGATTGTCAAATGCAAAATGAATTGAAAGCATTTGGTCATTTGGATGTTCTGAAAACATGTAATCATCCAAATGCTGAAACTTTCGGATTTCAATTTTGCCCTAATTGGGTGCCACATCAGACTGAACATAAAGAAAAGAAATATATAACACAAATAGTGTCACTTCCTGCTCTTGTTGAAGAAACAGGTGAACTCATGTATCTGAAGCATCACGGTTATGATGTAAAAATAGTGGGATCTCAGTTAGCTCCGGATGGTTTTTCCCGGGATATTGAACTGCTTCCTTATACGTCCCTTCTTGTTCACAATAAAAAGGTAGGAATCAATTGTTATGCTGTATGCAAAGCATTGGATACTGGCATTCCTGTATATATGGAACGAAGCACCAAGGAACTTATAGGATTT